GACCTGCTCGGCGGTTATGCATCGGTACGCAATGCGATCAACGGTTATCGCCGTGATCGAGTACGTTTAATCGAATGCTGGTACAAGAAGCCGACCAAAGTTAAGCGAATGGTAGGCGGTGACTTCTCAGGCGAGATCTACAACGAGAAAGATCCTGCGCCAGCTCACACGGCGGAAATCGAAGAAGGTAGATCCGTACCGATGAGCCGCACCATGATGCGGATGCATGTTTGTATCTTCTGCAACACTGGAATGCTTTGGTTCGGTGAAAGTCCATACCGACACAATCAATTCCCATTCACGCCGATATGGTGCTACCGCCGTGGCCGTGATGGTCTACCTTACGGCATGATCCGTGGAATGCGTGACATGCAAGAGGACATCAACAAGCGTGCATCCAAAGCTTTACACATCCTGAGCACGAACAAGGTGATCATGGATGAGGGTGCAGTCGATGACCTAGACGAGTTCGCTGAGGAAGTGAGCCGACCTGACGGTATTATCGTCAAGAAGCAAGGCAAAGAGCTTACAATCAATGTCGAGCGTGAGCTTGCACCTGCACACATGCAGTTGATGAGTCAATCTATTCAGATGATTCAAACGCTCTCAGGTGTGACAGATGAGAACTTAGGGCGTTCAACCAATGCCACCAGTGGGCGTGCTATCACGGCGCGTCAAGAACAAGGCAGCATGACCACTGCAGGGATCTTCGATAACCTGCGTTTCGCCGTTCAGGTGCATGGTGAGAAAGAACTATCTCTCATTGAGCAATATTTCAGTGACGAGAAACAATTTCGCATCACGAACATGCGAGGCACGCCTGAATATATTACAATTAACGACGGATTGCCTGAGAATGACATTGTTCGCACGAAAGCGGACTTCATTATCAGTGATGCTGATTGGCGTGCAACGGTCCGACAGGCTCAAACTGAGGAGCTATTTGCGCTCTTACAGCAGCTTGCACCAGTTGCCCCTCAAGTTGCCTTGGTCATGCTCGATCTCGTTGTTGAGACGATGGATATTTCTAGCCGTGATGAGATCGTGAAGCGCATTCGTCAAGTGACAGGAATGCGAGATCCTGATGCTGAGGAAATGACACCCGAAGAACAACAGGCGGAAATGGCGAAGCAACAGGCTGAGCAGCAGCAACAAGAGATCCAAATGCGTGATGCTATGGCAACCATTGCAGGCAAAGAGGCGAAAGCTCAGCGTGACATGGTGGCATCTCAGAAAGATCAGGCTTCGATTAAACAGATCCTTGGTCTACTCGCTGGTCAGAACATTCAAACGCAGAAAACGGCGCTTGAGGCTGCTCTCGCTGCAATCAGTGTACCTGGTGCAGTGCGTGTCGCAGATACAATGCTGCATGAGTCAGGCTTTGTATCTCGCACCGAGGAAGATGAGGCAACCGCTGCCGCCGTGACTGAGGCACAGCAAATGCAGGAGCAACAAACCGCACAGCAACAACAGCAGATGGCTGCACAACAACAAGGTCAAGCCGAACAGTCGGCAGGGCTTCAACAGTTTCAACAATGAAAGGTAGGACACTATGAGTATTGAAGGTTTAAGCGAAGAAGATCTAGCGATGCTGACTGAGGAAGAACGCGAAGGTTTGCTAGATGCCGAAGATGAAGGCACTGACGGCGATGATCAGAACGATGATGACGCTGGTGACGCTGGTACTGGTGCAGATGGAAAAGCGGACGACAAAGGCGACGATTCTCAAGATGCTGGTACTGACAGCAATACTCAGGGTGATGGCGAACTAGACGATCCCATTATTAAACCTACTCCGCTATTCAAGGCTGAGCTACCTGCAGACATCGAAGCGAAGCGAACTGCTCTTGACACACAAGAGGATGACCTCGTTAAGAAATTTGATGAGGGCGACATCACGTTTGCTGAATACAATAAAGAGCTACGCAGTCTTAATCGTGAGCGTGCTGATCTTGATCGTGCTGAACTAAAGGCTGAGCTCGCTCAAGAAGCACAGCAGAGCCAAGTCGAGCAGACATGGCAGACCACGGCGAATACATTTGTTGCCGAACACCCATTGATCTCGAAAAACGAAACAACGTGGAGTTCATTTGATGCCATTGTTCGACGTGTGACTGCAGAGACTATGCAGAAGGGTGAGCAGCCTAGTCGCCGTGATCTTGAAAAGGCATACAAGCAATGGACTGAGGATCTTGGTATTTCTGATGCTGGAACACAGAAGCCTCAACCAAAGCAGAAGAAACAGAACATTGTTCCGCCTAACCTTGGCAAAGTACCAGCAGCCACGGCGAATGATACCGATGACGGTAAATTTGCACACCTTGACCGACTTGCTGAATCAGATCCGTTGGCATTTGAAGCTGCACTAGCAAAGATGTCCGATGCTCAACGTGATGAATATATGCAGGCAGGCTAAGGAGCGGCACAATGGTAAAGCATGATCTACGTGTAGGAACTACGATAGAGATAGGCGATACAAAGATCCGTCTTGAGCATAAATCAGGTCAGCGTGTATCGCTTATTATTGATGCTCCAGCCGACGTGCCTATTAAACTGCCCGAAAAAATTGGCAATCTACAGGACATTAAAGCAAAAAACGCAATAACTTCGGCTTGAGTGTTTGCATTTCAGCAACACTCAGTTGATAATCATACTGGTGAAATGCTGCGCATGATGTGCGGTGAACCAATAAACCGCATGTTGTGAGGACATTTTACTATGGGTCAGACCGTAATTCCCTTCGGTGATCCGAAGGCACAAAAAAAATGGTCAGGGCAGCTCTTTGTAGAGACAACTAAAAAGAGCTACTTTGAGCGTTTCGAGGGTACTAGCGAAAACTCTGTCATTCAGCGCAAAACTGAATTGGAGTCGGATGCTGGTGATCGTATTTCATTCGACTTGTCTGTTCAGTTACGTGGTCAGCCGACTTCGGGTGATGATCGCTTAAAGGGCAACGAAGAAGCGTTGAAGTTCTACACTGACGAGGTGATCATTGATCAGATCCGTAAATCGGTTTCTGCAGGTGGTAAAATGTCTCGTAAGCGTACAGCTCACGATCTTCGCCGTGTAGCGAAAGACCGCCTTTCTGATTATTGGGCACAGTACATTGATGAATTGAAGTTCATCTACTTGTCAGGTGCTCGCGGTATCAATGAGGACTACATTGAGCCAACTACCTATGCAGGTCATGCAGGCAATCCGTTGCGTGCGCCTGATGCGTATCATTTGCTGTTTGGTGGTGCTGCGACAAGCAAAGCAACCTTGACGGCGAATGACAAAATGAGTCGTTCGCTTGTTGAACGTGCTGCAACCAAAGCGCGTATGATGCGTGCGAAAGATCCTAAGACTGCTAACCTTCTTCCTGTCTCAGTGGACGGCGAGAAGCATTACGTGCTTTTGATGTCGCCATTCCAAGAGTTCGACTTGCGCGAAGAAACTGGCGAGAAAGGCTGGTTAGAGGTGCAGAAAGCGGCTGCAAGTGCAGAGGGTAAAAATAACCCGATCTTCAAAGGCGGCTTAGGCATGATCAACAACATCGTGCTTCACTCGCATGAAAGCGCAGTTCGCTTCTCTGATTACGGCGCTGGTGCAAACGTTGCTGCAGCTCGTGCATTGTTCCTTGGTCGTCAGGCTGCGGTCATTGCATACGGTACAGCAGGCGGCTTGCGTATGACGTGGCAGGAAGAAACAGACGACTTCGGAAACGAGCCGACTGTTGCTGCAGGTACAATCATTGGTATCAGCAAGACTCGTTTCAATGGCCGTGACTTTGGTGTGGTGTCTATCGACACTGCAGCGAAAGATCCAAACGCTTAATAGGGGGCTTTTAACATGGCTTTAATTCAATCTCCGTGGGCGCTTGGTAATTCACCAGTAGCACGTCCACAAACGGCGCACGCTACGCACAGTCAGCTTTTTATCGTTGATGTGCCTGCCGCTGGTTTTCAGGTCGGTGACATCCTTGAGCTTGGTGTATTGCCGCCGTATGCAACCGTCGTGGATGCTGCGATTGTTCCAATCGGAAGTCTCGGCGCTGCAACGGTTGATATTGGTGTGATGAGTGGTGAAGTCGGTGAGCTGTTAAACACTGACGGATCTCCACGTACCAGCGGCAACCAGTTGTTTGCAGGTGCGACGATCACTGGTCTCACTCGTTTGACCAAAACCGATATGCTTGTTGCAGCAAAGTCTGACAAACCACACTCAATCGGCGTGACCTTTGCAGGTGCAGCGGTGACAGCGGGTGCAGGTAAACGCTTCGGATTGCTGCTACATTTTGTGCAGTAATGAAGTAATATAGAAGGGGCGAATAAGCCCCTTTTATTTTGTGTGGAGAAAAGCAAGTGAAAATCGAGAGCCTAATCAAACGTATTGGCGGTACGTTTGTTGATATGGAAGCGCCTACAAAACAATATCACTTCAAGCCTAGCGAAGAAGATGACCGACATATTGCAAACGTGGATGTAGAACATCACGCAAAAGCTTTACTCCGCATCAAAGAAGGCTATCGCGCCGTCGATGCCGAAGATGATAAGCCTGAAAACGATCCTGTTCCTGATCGTCAGTTGAATGGTTCAGTTGTTCACAATGCGTCATACACGATCAAAGGTGGTGACACGATCTTATTGGCTGATCTGATTGATATGGCATTCGATGACTCAGGCTTAACTGAGCAGGAATGGAATGCATTAGGTGACGAAGATCGTTACGAATACATCAACATCACACTCAAAGAACTTGTAGACGGCGAACACAACGATGGTGACGAAGAAACACAAGCGGATGAATCCACTAGCACAGCAAGCGATACAGTTGACGCTACTGCAGCGGACAACACTGAAACAGATGGAAATGGGGATCAAGACACCACTATCGCGGCTGAGTCGGCAGATGTTGTTGATTCACCTGTAAAGGATGATGCAACTAGCGAGCTGATGCAGGGCGCTAATGGTGAAAAGCTGAATGAATCAATCGAACAATTAAAAAATGGCGAAACCATAGAACGCGCATTGATTGAAGATGCAGACGCTAACGGTATTCCTGACAACCTTGACGATCTCAAAGGCGAAGCACTGATCGCTGCTTATGAAAAACGCTATGGTCGCAAGCCTTCATCTAAAATGCGTGTCGATGACATCCGCCGTGCTCTCAGCGAGGATGACGACTAATGTACAAAGCACGGGAATTGTTTGAGAAAGCAGGTATCCTGCTCAATGACACAGGCGAATATGCAGATCGCCGTTGGCCACTGTCTGAATTATGTGGATGGTTGAATGATGGGATTGGTGCTATCGTACTTCAAAAGCCAAGCGCCACAGCAAAGAGCGTCACCTTATCGCTAGTGAGTGGTACGCTGCAGTCTATTCCTGATGGATATATCAGTATCCTTCGTCCCGTGCGAAATATGCGTACTGTTTCTTCGGATCGTAAGCCACGGCGTAATATTAGCGTCGTTCCTGACGATCAGCTCAGTGCGCTTAATCCTACATGGCATGATACTTATTCCGTGCCATTCGCTCAGCAAGCGAAACACCTGATTTTTGATGAAGCAAATCCACGGGCTTTTTATGTGTATCCTGGCAATGATGGCACTGGTGCAATTGAACTCGTGTTGTGTGCAGCACCAACCAAGCTCGTACCGACAGATCCATCAAAGCCCGAGGATCTCGCATCATACGAGTTTGATATACCGCTAGATGACATATATTTTGGCGCATTGCTTGATTATGTCCTTTACCGTGCTCGTTCCAAAGACTCTCAAGATGCAGGCAGCTTGCAACGTGCAGCATTGCATTATCAACAGTTCGCTAATGCCCTTGGTATTCGCATCAATGTCGAAGCAAACACATCACCTAACGTCAAAGCTGGTGCGCCTCATGCTGCAGGTGGCGTAGTTCAGTCGGGGTAATTTTTTATGATGCAGGACATCGAAGATCTTTTAACGCACGTATTGCCCTATGCACCAGGTTGTGCAGAGCCTACGGCGGTACAGCATTTGCGTGAAGCTGTCATTCGCTTCTGTGAGCGCACACGTTGCTGGCGTTTCATTGACACATTTCAAACCAAGGGAGATCACCATGAGATACTTGCTGTGCCTTCTGATGCAGTGCTGTTTGAGATTGAATGGGCAAAATTTAACGAGCGTGACCTTGAACCCATCACACCTAAAGCCGAGTCATGGCATAATCAGGAAGGCTACACAGAGCCAAAGTACATCACTCAAGTTAATCCAAACTGCGTGAGCCTTGAGCCACACGCCGTTGGTGAGCTCGTGATTAGCATGTTCCTCAAGCCTGCACCCACGGCGCTTGAGATCCCTGCGTTTATGATCTGTGATTTTGGTCGGGCATTGGCTGATGGAGCTTTGTCCACACTGTTGTTAATCCCGAACCAACCGTTCACAAATCCGCAAATGGCTGCAGTCTTTGAGGGTAAGTTTCAGGCTTCTATGGATCGGAACTTTGCACATAATATGAGGGGGCAGCAACGTGCCGCTAAACGAACCAAACCAAACTATTTCTAAGGTGTATGCTCGCCCTATTCTGAGTGGCTTATTACCGCTATCGAATGATCGGGTAATTACCTATTCGCCGTCATGCTGCTCATTGCCGTTTGAGGAAAAGAACGCAAACGAGGTGTTTGATTACACAGTGGATATGATGCGATGGCTTGAACCAAACGAGGATGTTATTGGTGCATCAGCATGGTGTGATCCTGATAGCTTGATCATGACACGTCTCGAATATACGGCGACAGGTGTAGTTGCTTGGTTAGCAGGAGGTGGTGACAACGAACGTCAGACGGTGAATGTTCAAGTCAGTACCAGCCTTGGGAAGATCAAGCTCGTTCAGTTTGTGGTGCAGACCTGCGGTGTATCGGGCGAGTTGACTCTCGTGACCGTGGATAATGATGCAGTCACAGTCGGGCCAAATGAAGGTCCTGAGACAAATCCCGACCTAGAGCCAATCTTAAACGCCTATCCTTCATCAATTGAATTTCCGATCACTGCTGCTGTCAGTGGTGAGTCGACTGCGACTGTCGTGCTTAAAAATGATGGTACGGACACGGCGCACATCAATAGCATTCAGATTGCACAGCCATTCTTTCAGACAAACAACGGCACTCAGCGCCTTGCGCCTGGTGAGTTCACTCAGCTGACGATCAAGTACAAGCCTCAGGATATTGCGGAGCACACAGGCTCACTCAATGTCGATATAGGTGACGGGCTTGAGTCGCTCGTGACGATCAAAGGTGTGTCTGAGTCTGCAAACCGTGTGACCGTATTAGGCAATCAGTTTGTTTTAACGGGGGGTGTTCCTTTCCGTATCAAGGCCGTGAATTGGTTTGGTGCTGAGTCTGAGGTGTATGCGCCTCATGGCCTATTGTCGCGCAGCTATAAGGATGTGATCGATCAGATCAAGAGCATGGGCTTTAACGCCGTGCGCCTGCCGTTTAGTGGTGACATCTGCAACAACGAACGAACACCAAGTACAGGTGTCATTAATGAGGCTCTAAATCCTGATCTAGCTGGATTAAACTCAATTCAGGTGTTTGATCAGCTGATCACATACATGAATGATCAGGGATTATATATCATCCTAGACCACCATCGTCGTCATGCTGGTGATGGTGCTGACGGCTATCCTGTTGATGAGACATACACACTCGCTCAGTGGAAGGCGTCATGGTTGTTTATGGTTAATCGCTATAAGCATCTCGATTTTATGCTTGGTGCTGATCTGCATAACGAGCCGCACTTGATGGAATGGGGTGCATGGGCAGATCTCGCAGAGAATGCAGGTAATGCGATCTTAGCTGCTGCACCACACTGGTTGATCTTTGTTGAAGGCGTAGCAACACACGGCGCTAACTCATATTGGCGGGGTGGTGAGCTCTCAGGTGTGGCGGATCGTCCCATTCAGTTGTCTGTTGCTGGTCGATTGGCTTACTCGGTGCACGAATATGGTATTTCAGTCGGTGAGCAGCCTTGGCTTGCAAAAGATAACGCCGT